CCTCGGGCGGCCGGTTGAAATGGCGGATGGATCTGCGTGGATGGAGGTAACTGTGCTGGGCATCGCGGTGCGGTGGCCGGCGAACAGAACAGCGACGCCTGACGGATCGTGGTCTTACACCTAACACGAAGTAGACACCTGATTAGGTGCATAACGCAAATAGGGGAACGAAATGCAAATAGGTTACGACCCGCGGCTCCGCATCGCTCGGCATGAAAGCACCTAACACAAAATGAACCAAACCGCCGCTTCCACCATCTCCCTGCGGGCCGCAGAGCGCGCATTTCGTCCAAAGGAGAATCTCTTTGTCTCCGAATGGGCGGACGCGAACCGCATTCTGGCCAGAGAAGGAAGCGCCGAACCCGGCAACTGGGAAACCTCGCGCACCCCCTATCTGCGCGAAATCATGGACCACCTCAGCGAAGACTCCCCAACCAGCACCATCCCGTTCATGAAGTGCAGCCAGTCCGGCGGAACAGAAATAGGCAGCAACTGGCTAGGTTACATCATGGACCACGCCAAAGGTCCCTGCGCCGTCATCATGCCCACCGAGAAAAGCCTCGGGGACTGGATGAGCCAGAAATTCGACCCCATGGCCACCAGCACCCCGGCGGTCGCCAACGTCATGAAAGGGCGCAGCAACAAATCCTCAGACAATAACGCCGCGCGCAAGCGATTCACCGGCGGAATCCTCTACACCAAAACCGCAGGAAGCACCGCCGAACTCAAAAGCACCTCGCTGCGCTACGCAATCGCCGACGAGGTCGACGAATACGACTGGCAAAACCTCCAGGGGGACCCTCTCGGCCTGCTCGAAGTGCGCCTGACCGCGTTTCACGATTCAAAGCTTTTCGTCCCGTCGTCGCCTACGATCACGGACGCCAGCCGGATCGAGCAGCTCTTCCTCGCCGGAGACCGGCGCCGGTATCACGTGCCCTGCCCACACTGCGACGAACTCCAGTGGCTCAAATGGGCCAATTTACGCTGGACCCGCCACCCCCAAAACGACAAGCTGGTCAGCGCCGTCTGGTATGTCTGCGAACACTGCGGATCGGAAATTCAAGAACAGCACAAGTCAATCATGCTCCCCGAAATCGGCCACGGCGGCCGGGCACGATGGATCCCAGAAATCGAAACGCCTACCCCGCATCCATCCTGGCATATCAACGCCCTCTATATGCCCATGGGCCTGGGGAAATCCTGGAAACAGCTCGCCGAGCAATGGCTTGCCGCGCAGGGGCAGCCAGAAAAGCTCATGGTATTCGTCAATACAAGGCTTGGGGAAACCTATTCAAACCGGACGAAAGAAGTCAAGCAAAGCGCTTTGAAATCCCGTGCCGAGCCCTACGCGCTGCGCACCGTCCCGCCAGGAGCCCTCATCCTGACCGCGGCCGTAGATACCCAAGATGACCGCCTGGAAGTCCAGGTGCTGGGCCACGGCAAAGGCGGCAAGACCTGGGTGATCGACTACCACATCATCGAAGGCAGCCCGGCCACAGAATCCGTATGGGACCGACTGCATACCTACCTCCTCCAGACATTCCCGAACGCCTACGGCCGAAACCTGTCCATCGAAGCCACCGCGATAGACTCCGGAGGGCACCACACTCACAACGTCTACAATTTTGTCCGGCAAGCAAAACACACGCTCAGACGCGTGATTGCCATCAAAGGAAGCAACACCCCCAGCCGGAAAATTCTCGGGCAAGGAACCCCGCAAGACGTGACCTATCGGGGCAAAACGACCAAGCACGGCGTGCTGCTATACCTCGTCGGGACCGACACCGCGAAAGACCTCCTGTACTCCCGCCTGATCGACGACGCCAACCAGGCAGATCCAGACCGAAAGGTACGGTTCTCGATCGACCTCGAAGACAGCTATTACGATCAACTCACCGCCGAGACCTACGACCCCCGCCTCAAGCGGTGGGTGCTCAAAAAAGGGCGCCGCAATGAAGCGCTCGACACCTGGGTATACGCCGTAGCCGCCAGCCATCACCCGGAACTGCAGATCCACAGATGGACCACAGCCCAATGGGACGCCAGATCCCTGCAAGTTGAAAAACAAAAGCCAGAAGAGAATTCACAGCAAATGGAAACCAAGACACCGGCCACGACCCAACCTGTCACAACATCACCGGCAAAAAAGCCCAGCATTCCGATTCGCAAACCGACTACCCTGGTCGGCTGGTAGCCCATGGACCTGCTCACCTTTGCCCTTGATCTCGTCGCGGCCGAAATCGGGATCGAGCGCGACCGACTCAGACCGCTGGAGCGGAAAATTCGGCATGAACAAGGCGGGGATCGTCACTATATCGCCAGCGTTGCCGCGCTCGATTGCCAGGAGCTTCACGCCGCCATCCGTGCCGGACTCTCGTCCGGTCTGTCGGCGGCGGCCGCCGCCGAAAGGTTTGGCGTGAGCCGGCAGCATATCTACCGGATTGCCAAAAAATGAAAAAGCCGCCATTGGGCGGCTTTGTGGCTGCCCTGCCTGTTCGGCAGTGTGCCTATGAGTAGTAGAGTTTTATCGGGCTGTCGTCAATGATCGGGCAGTCTGCATACTGCCAATCGAGGTAACAGACGATTTGGTGGTCTGACGCTTCAGGGCCACCTTGGGTTTTGATTAGCACGCGAGGAAGATCAGGCAAAGATCCCCACTCTCATCATGACACCATAATTTGTCACCCCCCTCGCCTTATTCAGGTGACAGCCGCCGCGTAAAAAGGCGGCATGAGTCCTCCCATTCCCCAATCGGTCCCTGCCGTTTTTCGTGCCGGCGACACCGCCCTCTGGCGCCGCACGCTCTCGGACTACCCGGCCGGAGAGGGCTGGACGCTGGATTACCTCCTCGTCCAGCCATCCCGGCAGATCGCCCTGACGTCCACCGCAGACGGCGATAGCCACCTAATCGAGATCGCCGCCAGCACCACGCAGACCTGGCCGCCGGGCAGCTATTCCTGGCAAGAGCGCGTCAGCAAAGCCGGAAAGATCCACACCACCGCGACCGGTACGCTGCAAATCCTGCCAAGTTTTGCCGCCGCCACCCTCGGGCTAGACGCCCGCACGCACGCGCAGAAAACGCTCGACGCCCTGGAAGCCTGGATCGAATCGCGCGACCTCGGCGTCGCCGAATACCAGATCGCCGGCCGGCAACTCAAAACCATCCCGATTCCCGACCTGCTCCTGCTGCGCGACCGCTACCGCCGCGAAGTGCGCGAAACGACCGGCCCGAAAAAATCCGGGCGCGTCCAGCTGAGGTTTTGATGCTCACAAATCTGCGCAGCAAACTGCGCCATCTATTCCGCAAAACCCCGCCTCAGACCGCGACCGCGAAACGCGGTTTCGCCGCTGCCCAGCTCAATCGGCTGACCGAGAGCTGGCGAATGACGGCCGAACGAATCGACGACGAACTTCGAAACGACCTTGACGCCCTGCGTAGCCGATCGCGCAAGCTCGAATTCGACAACGATTTCATGCGCAACTATCTGGACATCGCCGAGACCAACATTGTCGGCGAAACCGCCCCGCGCCTGATTTCGCTTGTCGACAACGCTCCCGGAAATCCGGACACCGGCGCGCGCACCGCCATCACCAAAAGCTGGCTGGAGTGGGGCAAGCCCGGCGTCTGCGAAATCTCCGGCGCCTACTCCTGGACCGGACTCTGCCAGGCCATCGTGCGCGGCACCGCACGCGACGGGGAAGCCCTGGTCCTGCCCAAATATGGCCCCGCCGCCGGAAACAAATGGGGGTTCGCCCTGCAGCTGCTCGACGTCGACCGCCTGGCGACATGGCTCAACCGCGAGGCCGATGGACACCAGAACGCCATCGTCGCCGGCGTCGAAGTCAGCCAAGAAGGGCGCCCGGTCGCGTACCACTTCACGACAGGCCGGATGACCGCGGCCCGCGCGCGCAGTACGGATCGCATTCCGGCCAATGCCGTGCTCCACCGGTTTCTTCCGCAGCGCCCCGAACAACGGCGCGGCATCCCCTGGGGGCATGCCGCCATCCTCAGCATGTATTACGCGGGCGAATTCGCCCTCTCGGCCCTGGTCGCGGCCAAGCACGGGGCAGACCACCTCGGATTTTTCGTCAGCCCGGACGGCAGCGCCCCGCCAATAGGCGAAGCCACCACCGACGAAGCTGGCCAGGAGGGCGCCCGCATCGTCACCAGCGCCCCCGGCACCTGGGACACCATCCCGACCGGCTACGATGTCCGGGTACCAGAAAGCAAATACCCCAATGAGGTATTCGGTCCCTTCCTGAAAATCGCTCATCAGCGAATGGCCAGCGGACTGCCCGGCGCAAGCTATCCAGAGCTCTGCAACGACTACGAAGCCGTCAATTTCTCAAGCATCCGAGCCGCGCTACTGAGCTCACGCGACGAATGGAAAAAACGCCAAAACTGGTTCTGCGCGGCCTGGCTCGAACCGATTTTTGCCGACTGGCTACGATTCTCCCTGCTCAATGGCGCCATCCTGCTCGACAACGGCGCCGCGCTGCCGATCACCAAAGCCGAAAAATTCGCCGCGCACGGCTGGCAGATGCGCGGCTGGGCCTGGGTCGATCCGCTCAAAGATGTCGAGACCGCCCGCGAGGGCATCGCCCTGAGCATCACCTCGCGGTCGAGAATTGCCCGCGAGCAAGGCAGAGACATCGAAGAGGTTTTCGACGACCTGCAAAGCGAAAATAAGCTCGCCGCCAAATATGGCATCAGTCTGGCGGTCCAGCCAGCTCCCCCCTCTCCGTCAAAATCCTCTGTTCCAGACGGAGTCTCCACCTGATTTTTTTGAAAGGATTCCCATCCATGCGCTCATTTTTCCGTCTTCTGATCGCCGTCCTCTTCGCCGCTGTCGCCATTCCCGCCGCGTTCTCCGCCGCGTTGAGCGATTACGGCGAAAACAAGCTGGCCGACGCCCTGTTGCGCGGCCAAACGCTCGGCGCGCCATCGACCTGGTACATCGGCGTGACCACCGACACCTGCAGCGACTCGAGCGCCGGTACAGAGCCATCGGGCGGGAGCTATGCGCGCGTCTCCGTCACGGCGGGGCTGACCCAATGGTCAGGCACGCAATCCGCTGGCAGCACAACCGCCTCGAGCGGCACGAGCGGGACCGTCAGCAACAATGCCCCAATTACCTTTCCGGCCAGCTCCGCCGCCTGGGGCAATCTGCAAGCGGTGCGCTGGTATGACGCCTCTTCCGCGGGCAACTCGTGGATCTGCATCAACCTGACGTCTGCCGTCAACGTCTCCGGCGCCGGCGTCTCCGTCAGTTTCCCGGCTGGGCAACTGCAATTCCAAATCGACAACTAGGATCTCAAAATGACACCCGAACAACTCAGCACGCTCAAGGCCGCGCTCATCGCGGATACCGCTATCACCGACCTGAAAACGGCGCACGATACACAAGGCATCGCGGACTATCTGTGCGGAGATTCGACCTTCATCGTGACCAAGACCGCTCTATCCCGCCACGATATTCTGACGGGCACATCCGACGAGGGAACGACCTTTACTTGGACCGGCGGCGCGTACATCACCCGGTCACAGGGCGAGCGCGACGCTTTCCGGGAGATTTTCAACAGCACCGGGACGGTCAATCCCACGCTGCCCAGTATCAAAGCCGCCTTCGCGGATATCTTCTCGGGCACTGGAGGGGCTGTGAATCGCACCCACATCACCGCGATGAGCAAGCGGAAGGCCACCAGGCTCGAAGAGATATTCGCGACCGGGACCGGAACCCTCGCCAGTCCCGGCACGTTGGTGGTGGAGGGGGGAGTGGACGAGTTCACGATCCGCGTGCTTGCCTGGTCCAATACTGGAGAGTGGCTACTGTGAGCACCGCCACCAAAACCGCGCGCTCCGTCGTCGCATCGACCACTAACACAAGCGGCGGTACGACGCGCGGGCGGGTGGATCTCACGACCGCGTTCGGAGGCCTGCTGACGTTTAAGATGACCAATGGCGGCACGGGGCCGTCGGCGGAGTGCAAAGCCAACATCTTGGTCTCGCACAATGCTTCGCAGCCCGCGGCCGCGAGTGCCGGGGCGGACTGGAAGACGATCTACTCGGTCGGCAACGGCACCACGGCCGGCACCGTTGGCGAATACAACCTCCTGATTTCTCCAGCGGTAATGCAGCTCGAAGTCGAATTCACCGGCAATACCGGACAAAGTGTCACCGTCGAAGCGGGGTTTTCTGAGCTTACCAGCGTGTCCTGATGGGACTGATACGTATTCCGTTGCCGTCGCTGCTGTTGCCGCAGCGACAGGTCACGGTTCGGAGTGAGTTCAACGTCAAGGCGCTGATCAACGTCGGGTCAGGGCTCAAGGACCTCGTCAGCGGCAAGGCGTGCACGCTGACCGGCGCTTTCCAGCGCACAGTGGGCCCGTCGGGATGGCGACTGTACACCCCTTCCGGCGGGGTCTACGCCACGTCTCCAACGGGCTTGACTTCCAGTCAGCCAATCACCATAGTGGTGATGTCCACCAGTACGTCTGGGGCGTCCACCAATGCGCTCAGCGACTCGGCCGGCGGCTGGGGAGTGCCCAAAATCGATTGCTTGTCTGGGGTGCTGACCGCGATGTGCAGAGTTTCAGGCGGGACCAATCTCTCGATCACAGGTCCGACCGTGCCGGTCGGAAAAACCTATACCGCGGCTTTGCACTGGCGATCCGGGATAGGAATCAAAGTATCTTTTAACGGCGGAGACGTGCAGTCAGCCGCGAATAGCGCGACCGCACTGTACGCTACCCCGGCCGTGCTGTCGATCGGGTCGGGAAGCTCCAACACGGTTTATTTTGGCGCGGCGATTCTCGGCACCCTATCGGACGACGAAATCCGCGTCTTGTCCGCCAACCCGCAGGCGTTGTTGGCCGATGACGATTACTGGCTTTGGTGGCCCTCCGCGGCCGCGGGAAGCGACGTTTCGGCGTCAGGCGGGGCAGTGGCGGGCGGATCGGCCACGGCCCAGGCCTCGGTCGCGCTGTCCGCCCTCGGCGGCGCCGTCGCAAGCGGATCGGCCGGCATTCAAGCCGATGTCCCGTTGTCCGCGGGCGGCTTGGCGGAGTCGAGCGGATCGGCCGGTCTCTCGGCCACCGTTTCGATCAGCGCAGCGGGAATGTCGGAATCCCATGGCGATGCGGTTCCCGCCCTCGACGTCAGCATGTCCGCAAGCGGACATGCGGCGGCCGGGGGAACCGCTTCCCTGTCGTCGCTCGCGGCCGGCGCTCTCGTCGCGGATTCCCGATATCTGGTTTCCGCGACCCGACGAAATTTCACGGCGTCGAGAAGTCGACGATCGTATTCAGTACGGGGCAGACAATGACGCAGACCTGGCCAATCAAAGATCCGCGCGAGAAACTCGTCGCCACGTTCCAGTTTCTGGACGAAATCGACGAAGGCGAAACCATCTCCAGCGCCATCGTCGATTGTGTCTCGATCGACGGGGCGGATACCTCCCCCGGAAACGTGCTCAATGGGGCCCCACTCATCGATGGAACGACCGTTCTGCAGGTTTTCCATGGCGGGGTATCAGGAGGGTACTATTCCCTGAGCTGCGCGGCGACGCTCTCCCCCTCTGGGAGGGTCCTGGTCCTGTCGGCCATCCTACCAGTTCTCCGGGCGGGCCGATGAGGTTCTCCAGGTGCTCTTTCTACTCAATTCATGGAGTTAAAACATGACCATTGTCCTGTTGAAACCCATTCTCTACGGAGGTATCCAGCTCGACGAGGGATCCCAACAGAGTTTCCCGAAAGACGTCGAATCCGACCTGGTAACCCGGAAATCCGCCGTTTACGTTGTCGAACCAAGTATTTCAACATCCTCGACCGTCACTTCAGACACTGATTCGACCGGCGTTTCCAGACTGTCGACCGGAAATTTCGTGCAGCCCGACATCGAGCCGAAGGCGGCTTTGTCAAGCACCGTTTTCATGTTTCGAAACCCAGTGACACAGGCCACCAGCCTGATTTCAGATCAGCGAGAAATCTACATCCCTACCGAGAAATCAGGCGTTTATCTGGGGGCGTTTTTCGGAAAACGCATCAAAACGCACACATCGGAAACGCTGACCGATCTCGGACTATTCCGTGCCGGGCTGCATACCTGGCACGGCAGCCTGACCAAATCGGGAACCTGGACGAACAGCCCAACCGGGGTTTCCACCGGGGCATTCCAGGCAACCGGGGCAATCTACTCGCAAACGGCTGGCGATACCTGCTCCGGGGCAGTGACCGGGACCGCTGCAGGCATCAGACTCTTCCTGACCAGTAACGGAGGGTACGCCATCGTCGCCATCGACGGCGACTATACGCGGGCCAACAAACTGCCGATTTTCAACAAGGCGGACTATGACGCGGGCCGCTGCCGGGCAACCGACATCGGCAAGCGGTACTACTCCTCCTATTCCTCTGCGCCAACCAGCGACCTGATCTGTCTCGCCGACGATCTGTCGGCCGGGACCCATACCCTCACGGTCGAGGCCACCGGAACCAAACCATCCGCATCTTCCGGCACCCGGGCATGGGTGGAAGGTTTTGCGGGCTGCAATGGAGAAACGCTGGGCAACGCCAACGTCTACGCCGTCCCGGTGCAGTGGATCTATCATGATTTGCTGGCATGGTCGGCGTTCGATACCGTCGCGCAATGGGCGCCCAGCGGATCATCGGATTATCAGTTCCTCGGCAACATTCACGGCGACAACACCCAGTCGAAAGAAGTCACGACCTCTTTGAGCTGGACCGTCGGGGTGACCGACCAGACATCATTGGCCGCCGGCACCTGGGCATCCGGACAGATCATCCGATGCGATCATGTGTCCACCCTGGCCCACAAAGTCAACACCGCCTCGACGGTGGCCACAAAAACCCGACACTGGACCATGGCGCCCTCGCGCAAGCTTCCCATCATGTGCGATTGCGGAATTTCGTGGGCGACCGCGGGGGCAGTCAACATCGAATATCCGGTCATGCTGCCCATTGGAGAAGTCATCGGCTGTGCGGAAGGGATGAAACAAGACGCCTTCGCCACTGTATCGATTGGGCACCTGGATGTTCCCATTCCCTACGCGCACGACAATGCAATCACCTATATCGCGACCGATACCTGCAGAATCGTCGCGACCGGAAGAAAGGTCAAGGCCTGGGCCGAGCTAAAAGCAGAAATTCCAGATCGCAGTGGATTATGTGCCTCCTACCGGGGATCACTCCAGGACAGAAACACCAAGGATAAGAAGTTCTACGCCATTTCAGCGTTTGGCCCCACTCCGTATGCCTCCGGGGATGCCCAGCGCTTCGTCATGGGTTGGGGCGCAAAACTGATGTAATGGGCAACAGGCGTTGTCTCCCATCGCGCCTTATTGAGGCGACAATCCCCGCGTAAAAAGCGAGTCATGGAGGATTTCATGACTCGCCTGACCCGACAATTCAGCATCGCTCGCTCGCCAGACGACCCGAAGCCGGAAGACCACGCCGACTTGCCCCTGTCCATGGCGTTTGCTTCCGATAACCCCTACGAACGATGGTGGGGTATCGAAGTGCTCGACTGCAACCCAGAATCGGTGCGCCTCTCCCGCCTCAACGACGGCGCAGCGCTGCTATTCAACCACCATCTGGACGATCTGCGAGGGCACCATGTGCCCGGATCGGTGATCGCCGACGGGCACACCGTTCGCGGCAATGTCATGGTCGCCTGGGCAGCCGACGAAGGCAAAACCATTGCCCTGATTACCGGCGACCATCTCTCCAAGGCCTCGGTCGGATACGAAATCCATGCCGTCATCGAGCAAAGCACCTCGAAAGACGGCAAATCTCTGGAAAGAAAACTCGACTGCCAAGCGTTTGGCAGGGTCCTTTCGCGTTGTCAGCGCGAGACCCCCGGCGACCTGGCCGCCTTCCGGCGAGCGCTCGACAGCGCGGCCGGCCCCCTGGAACGGGCTGCGGACAAGCCAACGGTCTATCGCGTCGTCGATTGGGAACCGCTGGAAAACTCGCTCGTGACTGTCCCCGCGGATGTCACCGTCGGCATCGGCCGGATGGCGCACGACGACCCCGCAACACCTCCCGCAGCGCCGGACAAGCCGGCATCCCTGACCCTCAAGGAGCACAAACCCATCATGGATACCCCCACCCAAGAGCAAATCGCCGCCATCGAGCGCGCGGCCCACGACTCTGGCCTGAAGCGAATCGCCGCCATCGAAGCCATGGCCAAGCAATTCGAAAATTTCGGCGTTGCCGAAATGGCCGCCCATGCCATTCGCAACGGCATCAGCTCCGAAGATTTCTCGAAGCAGATCCTGGATCACGTTGCTAAACACGGCACGACCTGGACGCCGGAAATCGGCATGACCAAAAAGGAAGTCAAGCGGTTTTCGATCATGCGCGGAATCAACGCGTTGCTCTCCAACAACTGGAGCAAAGCCGGGCTGGAGCGCGAAGCCAGCGAAGCGTTTGCCGAAAAGGCCAAGTCAGCCGGCATTTCTCGACAAGCCGAAAATTCACTGTTCCTCCCGATGGAGGTCCAGAAGCGCGACCTGACGGTCGGCACGACCACCGCCGGCGGGCATATGGTCGCCACCGAACTGCGCCCAAACGATTTCATCGAGCTGCTGCGAAATGCCACCAAGCTCAAATCGCTGGGCGCGCGCACCCTTGGCGGGCTGGTCGGAAACGTCGACATCACCAAACAAACCGGCGCCGCCACGGGGTATTGGTTGGCGAACGAGGCGACGGCGATCACCGAAAGCCAGCAAACGATTGGGCTCCTGCAACTCCGGCCGAAAGTGCTGGGAGCGTACTCCCAAATTGCGCGTTTGCTTCTGCAACAGAGCACGCCGGATGCGGATACCTTCGTCATGAATGACTTGTCCAAGGTGCTCGGCCTCGCCCTCGATGCGGCCGGAATCAATACCGGCGGTTCTGGGGCTCCGGTCGGGGTTCTCGGAACCGGATCGATCGGCGCGTTTACCGGCACTTCTCTGGGGATTGCCGCATTGCTCAACGCGCAAGTTGACGTGGCCACCGCCAACGCACTTTCGCCCGAATGCGCCTACCTCACTACGCCGCAAGTCGCCAGCTTGCTCGCTCAGCGGCAGCGTTTTGCGAGCACGGATTCGCCGCTGTGGGACGGCAACATTCTCGAAGGCAACGTTTTGGGATTCAAAGCGGTGACCACCAACCAGGTGCCTGCGGACACCATGATCTTCGGTGACTGGTCACAAGTGATTTTCGCGGAATGGGGCGCGCTTGAGCTGGCCATCAACCCATTCGACAATTTCCCGGCCGGAATCACGGGCGTCCGGGCCTTTCTCACCGCCGATGTCGGCGTCCGCATCGCCGGCGCCTTCTCGGCAGCGAGCACGATCACCTGATGGCCAGGAAGCCCCCCACCGAGGCCGCCGGAAGCGAAGAACAAGCGCTTCCGGAAGCATCCGCCCAGCAGCCCGTTCCTGCCGGCATGGTCGAGTGTCTCACGACGCAGCCCTGCTGGCAGGACGGGCGGCCGGTCCCCGTCGGCACGCCGGTCTTGCTCTCCAAGGCAGACGCGACCTATGCCGAGTCTATTGGCCGCGTCTGCCGCGTCGATCCAGAGGAGAGCTAACGCATGCGCGCCGAAGACGAGACCGCATTCTACAACCCCGCCGATTTCGGCGAAAACTGCGCTTTCGGCGCCGATTATTTCGTCGGCATTCTCGACACGGCAGACAGCCTCGCCTTTGACGCCGCGCCCACCACCACGCACGTTTTGAGCTATGCGCCCGGCCCGGACCTGGCCGCCGGCGATCTCGGCACCGTCAGCGGGCTCCTATTCAAGGTGGCGAGGCCTCCCGAGCAAATCAGCGCCACCGAAATGCGCGCTCAACTGGTTAGGGTGCCCGCATGATTTTCAACAAGGAAGCGGCCGTCATCGCGCACCTCGTCACGACGTGCGCGCCCAGCAGCGTGATCTTGGGAACCCTCGATGCCATCGATCTGACCGATGACACCACATCACCGGTCGTCAGCCAAGTCTCGCTGGTGCAGATCCAGAGCGCCGGCAATGTGCGCGGATGCGCCGCCGGCGTGCTTCTGCAATTCGTCTTCTCGGTCTATTGCGACATCCTGCGAGCCAGCGCCGAGCAGAAAACCGCCGCCGAAACGCTGTTCGAAACCGCCGCCAGGGCGCTGGTGACTTTCGAGCAATCCCCCCAGCAGCACCTGCAAATCACGGATGGACAATCCACGGGATTCGACGGCCGGGTTATCCGGATGTCGATCGGATTTTCCATCCCGACTTACCTGATTTAATGAAAGGGACATCATGACTTCCGCTTACTCCGGCGTCGGGAAAATCTCGGTCGCTTTGTACTCCGACGCCGCCACCTTCAAAGGGCGGAAATTCAGGCCGCTCGAGAACTCCTCGGCATTCGAATTCAGCTTCACGCAAGACGAAAAAACGCTCCCCGACTACACGAACGCCTCGGGAGGGATCGACGCCAGCTTCAAGCGGATCACCGGCGGCGCCGGCAAGATCGATCTGCGCCGATTCGGGATCGACAATCTGGCGCTGGCCTTGTTCGGCACCTCTGCCACCGAAAACACCACGCCGATCGTCGGCGAATCCGGGTTCAAGATCGTTCCCGGAAAATTTTTGCCGACCGATCGGCTGATCAATACCACGGTCGCCCCGGTCGTCAAGAAGGGTGCGACAACGATTCTTGCTGCCGACTACACCGTCAGCGCGGGAGGCATCACCATCGCCGGCACGATCACGACCGGCAGCGTTGCCAGCGGCGACTCGATCACGATCGATTACACGCCGGTCGCCAGCGACTCGGCGCAAGCGCTGATGACCACCTCGCCGGAGGTCTCGATCATGTTCGACGGCATCAACTCGGTCAACGGCAAAGCAATGACCGTGAAAATCTTCAAGGCGCAGCTGGGCGCGCTGTCCCAGCTCCAGCTGATCACGGATGATTTCGGGGTCCTGTCCCTGCCGTTCACTTTGGTGAAGGACAGCACGATTACCACGTCAGGAAAATCGCAATACGCGCTGATCGAGATGGAGTCCTGATGCCGGCCACCCAAACACTCCCGCTCGGCGACCTGCTGGTCACCGTGCGCGAGCTGACATTTGCAGAGGTCCGCGCCTGGCTAGTCGAAACCAGCGCCAGCGAATATCGGGATCCCGTCCAGGCGCTGGCCTTCGTCGGGCTCGGGCTCGACGAACTGGCACGCATGTGCGATGTCTCGGCCGATGTCTTGGAAAGATTCACGGCGAGCGAACTGGCGCCGCTGGTCGAGGCCGCGAAGGCCTTGAACGCCCCTTTTTTTCGGGTCCGGTCGCTGCTCATGAAGCACGTCGACCAGTTGACTGCCGCCGAGGCATTGACGAGCTAGACCGCATGGCCTGCGTGCTGATCGAGCGTGGGCACTCGCAGATCCTCAGCTATCCGTGGCGCCTGTATCAAGCGGCCGTCGATCTGGCCATCAAAAAAGGATAACGCCTCGTGCCCACTGCTCAAACCACGGTCGTCATCACCGGCAACGCCACCGGCGCCGTCAACGCCTTCCAGCAGGCTCAAAAAGCCGCCTCCAGTTTCGCCAGCCAGACCACGGCCGCGATCGCCCCGCTAACCTTCGGGCTTGACAAATTCAAAGCCGCGCTGGCCGCCGCCAGTACGGTTTTGGCCGGCGGCGCCATGTTCAAGGCGTCGATCGGCGCCGCCAACGAATGGAATGGCCAGGTCGCCACCTTGGCCAAGTCCATGGGCACCACGACCGAAAAAGCGTCTGTGATGGCCGTTGCCTTGCAGCATCTCGGCCTGGATTCCGAATTGCTGGGCAAAGCGTCCTTGGAGCTGTCGAAAAAGCTGGCCAGCAACGAGGAATCTTTCACGAATCTCGGCGTCCTGACCCGAGACGCGTCCGGCGCTCTGCTGCCCGCCGGCGAAATCATGGCGGCCGTCAATGGCAAGCTGTCCCTCATCAAAAACGGCGTCGAGCAAAACATCGCGGCGATGTCCGTCTACGGAGAATCCTGGAACGAAATGCGCGGGATTCTGAAATTGACCTCGGATCAGATGAGCGCTGCGGAAAAGCGGGCCAAAGCACTCGGCCTGGTGATCGGGCCGGAAGCCGCCGCCCAAACGCGGGATTACAAAGAGGCCCAGCGCGACCTCGCCCTGGTCTCCAAGTCGCTGGAGATTCAGATCGGCGAAAAGCTTTTGCCCACGATGGTCAAAATGGGCAGCTTCATGAGCACGCTGGCAGTCGAGCAAGGCCGGAATTTCTCGCTCGCGATTGAGGCCGTTTCGTTCGCCGTGCGCGCGTCGATCCTCGCGCTCACAGACATGGGCGACGCCCTGGGCGCGATGGCCGCGCAGGCCGCCGCGCTGCTGTCCGGCAACTTGACCGCCTTCAAGGCCATCGGCCAGGCCCGCGACGAACAGGCCAAGAAAAATGAGCAGATTTACGAGAAAATGAAGGCCGACTTCGGCAAGCCACTGGCGGCCGAGGAAGAGGTCTCCGCCAAGCGCAAGCGGCTACAGGCCGACCTGCAAACCGCGCTCGGAAATCTCGAACGTTTGCGCGCCAAGGCCGCTGGGAAAGTCTCCGACGAAATCGTCAAGGACGACGACAAAGCGACCAAGGCCCGCATCGCCAACGCCGAAAAGCTGCGCGACGCGCTCAGAAGCGCCTGGCAGGAATCGATCGACGGCGCCCGGAAATCGGCCGAAGAATCCAAAAAGCTGCTCAAACAGGCTGGCGACACCCGGCAAGCGGGAAAGGACTCGGCCGCCGAAATCCGGCGCGCTCAGTTCTCGGCGGCCGACCAGCTCTTCCTGAATTCTCGCGACGCCAGAGAGGCCGGCGACGAAGCCACGCAAAACGCCCTTCTGGCCAAAATGGCGGCACAAAACGGGCGAATCGACAACGCCAAAAAGTTCGCCGATCAAGCCGTCAAGGATGCCGAGCGCGCGGCCAAGCTGGTCGAAAAGCTCTCAGACCCGGAAGAAAAAGCCCGCGCGACCGAGCGCCTGGCCGAAGCCAAAGCCACCGCAGACGAAGCCCGCGCCAAAATCAAGCAGGATGAAAGCCAGAAGCTCGAGGAGCGAGCGAAAGGGCAAGCCGAAACCCTCAAGACAATCGAACAGCAGATTACCGACCTGCAGAATCGCGCGGCCAATCTCAAGCTCTCGCTCGGAATCTCCGAAGCCTCTGCCGCCATCCAGCGGATCCAGCAAGAGCTAGCAGCGATCCCGGACGAGACCGTGAAAAAGGTCGTCATCCAGCAAGTCACCCAGCCGGCGCCCGGCGAGAATTCAAGCGCCCCGCCGGACACCCTGACCGGCTTCTGGAGTGGCGGATTCACCGGCCAAGGCAACAAATTCGACCCGGCCGGCATCGTCCACCGCAATGAATTCGTCACGCGCTCCGAAGTCGTCCTGCAGCCCGGCGCGCTCGCGTTCCTCCAGCGCTTCAACGCCCTCGGCATGAAAGCCCTTCCCGGATACGCCGACGGCGGACTGGTCGGCCGCCTGTCGATCGGATCGATTCCAGCCGCCGCCCCGCAGCGAGCGCCGGCCATCTTCAACTTCCCGGAGATCGGCCGCTACCCGGTCACGATGGCCCCCAACGATTTCGACCGGCTGCAAGACCGCTTCGCTCGCGCAGCCCTGCAAAGCGGAGGACGAAAATGATTCCTTTGAAAATCGGCGACCTCGAGATTCCCAGCCGCGCCTCGATGGACCTCGACATGCACTACGAACAGATCGGCGGCGAAACCATCCTGCGAACCCTGAGCGGAGCCGGCATCAAGCAGATGACCTGGAAAAAGCTCCGGATTTCGATCCAGGGCAGCGGCTGGTCCGCGCCAGGACTCCAGGGCATCGACACCACCCTGCAGCACGACGTCGCCTGTATTATCCCGCGCGCCGTCACCGCCGACGCCAGCCGCCAGGCCACCTTGCCCGAGGCACGGCGCAGCGACACCAACGCCGAGCCCTGGGCCGTCGCCATCCTCCAGAACGGCGGCGCCGTCAACACCGGCATGACCCTGGTCGGAAACCTTGCCACCGCCGACGCCGTTCCCGGCGCCGTTCTCTATCAGGTGCTGTATTTCCCCCTCGTAACCTGCTGGGTCAACCGCCCAACAGAATCCGGCGTCCGCGGCGACGCGACCTATTCCTGGGAGCTGATATGCGAAGAAGTCTAACGCGCCAGCGGATTATGGCCGCCATGGCCGCCGGGATCGTCTGCATCTGGGCATCGGTTTTGGTCCTCGCTTTCTGGTCGATCGCCAAGTGAACGAAACCTACCCAGGTACCTCGGGCATTGCCGACCAAGCTGGCATCTGGTCCGCCATCGTCCAGATTGGCGGAACCGACTGGTCCGCGCGCGTCGTCGGAGACATCCAGATCGACGCGGAGGAGGGCGGCGCCCGCGTCGCTGATCTTTCTGTCCGGCCGCTGGCCGGCAGCGCGTTTGTCCTGGCCGACTGGGTCGGTACCGACTTGTCGATCGACATCGCCGACCTGTCGAGCGGCAGCCCCACCTCGATCACCCGCCTGTTCACCGGCGTGATCGACACCCCGACGCTCGACCTCAAGACCGGCATCCTCGCCCTACGCTGCACCGACGACCTGCAGAACTCCGTCGACGCCATGACCGTGGCCGCGATCGACGCCGCGATACCGGGCGGATACTCCAGCCCGGTCGTTTTCGACCCCGCCGCGCGCGGCTGGGCGCACGCGCAGGACCTGCTCTCGACGATCCCGGCATCGCTCGACCTCGACCCTGCCGGCACTTTGCGCCTCACCGACTGGGAACCCAAACCCACCCCGGACCTGTCGTTCACCGAAGACCACCTGCTGGACGGCAGCCTCGGCCTATCGCTGTCGAGCCGTCACCAGCTCATCAACCACGTCACCATCGACTTCGGCTTCCGATTCCCGCGCGTCAAGGCCGAAGGGTATCATCTCTCATTTGAGTACGTCGACGTCTCCACCTTCGCCGCCTACGTCGAAAACGAAAACCTCTTCCTGCAGCGCCAGGCCGTCGAGGCCGCGATTCATGCCGCCGGCGCCACCATCGACGAAATCACCTACATTCCCATGCCCGACGAGATCCTGCACGTCGCCGAGGTCGCCCTTTGGGCCCCCGGAAAATACGACATGCTGCTCTGCATGGGATTCGACGCCGACGTGAGTTTCAATTACGGCCAGACGATCGAGGAACATTTCGTCATCACCGTATCCGCCCCCAACAGCATTGCCGCCGTCGGCACGCTGCGCGACCGGCTGTCTGGCGCGCTCGAGGGCATCTATCCCCCGGTCCAGACTGCCGAGCACTCGATCATCATGCACGGCAACGCCCTCAGCGGCATCCCCCCCCTCGATCAGGCCGCCCCGACGACCGGCGCAACCACCAGCGTCGACGTAACCTTGACCGAAGACACCGACCGCACGGCCGCGAACACGGCCATGGAAGCGCTGATCCAGATCGCCAAAACGAAAATATGGGGATCGCACCGACGCAATTTCGTCTCGGCCGCCGTGGCACTGAACCCCGCGGTTGACCTGGACGCCACGATCGACCTGGAAGTCACCGGCCTGCACGCCCGCGGGAAATGCGTCCGGGTCAGCCATCGGCTATCCCCAGAAACCGGCGCCGCCACAAGCGATTTCTCGATAGCCCTTTGCGCCGTCGCCGGGACCGGCACCAGCCACCCGGACACCGAAACCGCCGCGCCAGAAGGCACCACGCCCGCGACCAGCCCCCTGATCGGCACGCCCACAATCGTTTTCCATGGCGGGAAAACCGAGGATCAGACACTCGTGATTACCTTTCCCGGCGTCGCAGACGCGGAGCGAAACCGGCATGTCGTGGAGATTTCATCTGCTTTTTCAGCGGGGATCGTCGAGGATATTCTCGAAATCGAATTATGAGAGATGACGCATAACGCATAGCTAAGGGGCGCGCGGCTTTTCGCGCGTCCCGCTTGAGCGACGGGTTGGCAGGCAAAACGGTAACTACGGAGTGATGATGGCTGAGAAAGTAACAATCGGGAATTGCGAACTCTGGCACGGAGACTGTTTGGAGATACTGCCGACCATGACCAAGGGCGATGCCGACATGCTGCTGACCGACCCGCCCTATGGAGTGGCGTTTGTTGGCCGCGCCGGAGTGCATGAGGTTCTGCAAAACGACCACAAGGGGTTTGATGTTGCGCCATACATTGACGCTGCGCTGAAGGTTTTGAGGCGCGGCAGGCATGTTTATGTCTTTGGGCCGCTGGAAGTTGCGAAGCACGCGCTTTGCTCAGAGATTGAACTGATTTGGGACAAGGAAATGTTTGGTCTTGGGAATCTCGAAATACCGTGGGGGCCGCAGCATGAGCGCATTACGTTCGCCATCCACGAAATAAGCAAGGCGAACCGCGACAAGGGCTTCGGTGCGCTGGCGGCAAGACTGCGGCGCGGGAGTGTTCTACGGAGCCTGCGACCGAACAGCGGAAGGGCGAAGTTTCACCCGACAGAAAAGCCACTGGACATCCTGGCGCAGATGATCGAGAGCAGCACCACGATGGGCGAAACTGTCCTTGACCCATTCATGGGGAGCGGCAGCACACTGGTAGCGGCAGTTCTTGAACGGCGCAAGGCGATAGGGATTGAGATTGACCGGAAGCACTTTGACACGGCTTGCCGCCGAGTTGAGGAAGCGCAAAAGCAAGACTGCATTTTTTTCACAGAAGTCGGCGCTGGCGATACGGCGGTGCAGGGCGACATGCTTTTGCCTGCCAACGCCGAATTGAGGGGCGC